AAGGAGTTGAAGTATCTGGCGAGTTCGACGTGAGACCAGGTCTAATTAATTCCAACGCTGCAGATCCTTTTAAAGGTTTGCTTTACACAGTGCCTTTTGAAACTTTTAAAGGTCTGTGTATAGGAGTTGTTGTTAAGGCTGGAAATAAAAAATCGCATATTGCTGGTTTCCATCTGGCAGGGAGAGGTAAATCTGGTGGAGCTGGCGTCGTTACAAAACAACAAGTTACTATGGGAATTGAACAATTGGTCGCTGAAATTCCGGGAGCTTTACCTTTTCATGACCAGGTGCCTTTTGATACTAAATTAGCTGAAGTTGATTGTGGACCATTGAAGCCACCACATTCGATGTGCCCCACTCATACTCTTGAAGCTCAATCAGAAATCATTATCTACGGAGAACATAGATTAGGAAAATCCTCAAATAAATCCGAGGTTATTTTGTTACCTATTTCTGAAGCGGTTACGAAATACCTTGGTTTAGAACGCATACATGGTGCACCTCCTGATTTTTCAGGACGAGAACACAAAATAAAGGATATCAAGGATAAGTGTAATATATATTATAAGTATTCTGAAATCAGTTTTGCAAAAGCATATGACGACTATAGTTATTATATACTTAGCAATATTAAGCGTAAGCAACTTGAGCAAGTGCGACCTATTGATGATGCTATCAATTTATGTGGCTTAGACGGTGTATTAGGCATTAATGCCATTGATTGGACGACTTCTCAGGGATTTGGATATCAAGGTCCAAAAAGTATGAGGCAAGTTCCTACCACTAAGATAGTTCCTGGAATTACAGAGTACAAGAAAATTGACAAAAAAGTTTGGGATGAAGTAACACGAATGGAGAGTGTTTTAGCTTCAGGAAAAAGAATCAACGCACCTTTTAAAGCTTGTCTTAAAGACGAAGCTGTTTTGTTAGATGCCAATAAAGTCAGAGTCTTTGCTGCTTGCCAATTTCCCATGGTACTATTAGTTAGGAGATATTTTTTAAGTTTATGCGCTTTAGTACAAAGAAATCAGATTCTGTTTGAATGTGCAGTCGGTATTGTAACTCAATCTCCTGATTGGTCAAAACTGTATGGACATTTAGCCAAATTTGGAACTACAAGGGCAGTGGCTGGCGATTATCGTGGATTTGATAGACGTATGTCTCCAAAATTTATGATAGCCGCTTACCGCTTACTAATAGATATCGCAAGGAAAAGTGGAAATTATACAGAACGTGAGTTAACCATAATGATCGGTATTGCATCTGAATTGACGCAACCTGTACACGATTATTTTGGCACTATTTTACAATTTTTTGGATGC